TGCTTCTTTTTTATTTATTAACATAATTTTCCAAGCATCTATTATTGCATCAACAGGATCTATTCTATTTTTTTGAGATTGTTTATCAATTTTTATCTCTCCAAAACTATTTGTAACAGTTGTAGCATTAGCAATGGACCATTTTAATAAACTATTTCTCTTATCATATAAAACTTGAGTTGCCTTAACTGATAAAGCAAAATCCACTGTTGCATCATTTAAACTTTTTGCAGATTGTTTAACTTCTGTTAAATCACAATCTAAAAAATCTAAATCACTTAAAAAACTTCCAGCATTGTGAGCATCATACCCACACTCTAAAATTTTAATATCATATCTTTCAATTATTTCTTTTAAGTGAGTAACAATAAACTTATAATCAGTCTTTATTCCAAATGCTCCAGTAGTCAATGTTAAAAGTCCCTCTCTTACCCATATCCTATATGGAACATCATCAGTTTTTTCATGTTCTGCAAGTCTTAACTCAGGCATAAATGAATGGCTATAAATATATATTTGATTATTTTCTAATGGAAATACTAAGGCTATACTTGTTAAATCTCCACCCTTAGATAAGTCAAATCCTAAATAAGCACTTTTCCCTTTCATATCTTCAAGTGTCAAATTGCTTTCACACTCTTTGAATTTACTTAAATCTATATATTGTCCATCTTTTGCAGTTACCCACATATTTAATTGCTTTGTTAAGAAGTTAGTTAATTCATCTCCACCCTTCTCTTTTGCATCTATTGCTTTTTGACTGTATAAAGCTATCTTCTTTTTATTTGGTGTAATACCATCTTCTTTAAACAAAAAAAAAGGATTAGATTTGAGCCAATTTTTCCAGTCCCATATATCATCATCCTTATCCATTTCACAGATAAAAATAAAGAGAGTTTCTTTTTCAACAACTCCCTCTAATATTTTTTCACAAAATTTATAGTGTTCATAACAAAAACCATTTAAGTTAAATCCTGCTGTTGTAATAGCTAATGTTAAAGCATTCTCAACATCAGCTTGTCCATCTAGTAAGAGTTTATACATCTGATTATTTGGGTGGGCATGTAATTCATCACATATAGCTAGAATATTACCAAAACCATCCATTGATTTTGTATCTCTACCTATTGACCTTATAACAGTTCCAGTTGCTAAACTCTTTATAGTTCTATCATGTTCTTTTATTTTATAAAGTTCACTTAGATCATTATCAGACTCTATAAAGTTTCTTATTTCATCCCAAACGATATTAGCTTGGTCTTGCTTAGTTGCTGCACAGAATATCCTATCTTTATTTCCTAACAATGTACTAAACATTGTGGATTCTGCTCCTGATAGAAAACTTTTCCCATTTCTTCTGCCAACTTGTAAATAAGCCTCTCTAAATCTTCTTTCTTTTGTTCTTTTCTTCTTCCATCCATGTAATGAACCTATTATAAACTCTTGAAAACCTCTTGTTTTTAAATTAGTTCCATCTTTTAATGTTAATGTATTTGCAAATTTTATAGCAAATTCTGCCTCTTCAACATCAAATTTATACTCTAATTTCTTATTTTTTAAATCATCTAAATGTCTTTTACATGCTAAATACTCCTTTCTCCCTGCTATTTTTTTACCACTTACAACTAATTTTGCATAGGCTGTTGTCCTATCTTTTATCATATTAGCCTTGCTTTCTTGTTTTTAACAAAGTTATAAATTTATTTTCAGCAGGTTCTTCTCTAATTGGTACGACTAATTTTAATCTATCTGTAGTTGCAAGTCCTAATTTTGTTGAGCATTGCATTATTTGTTTTACATATTTTTCCTGGACATTTATTAGAGGATTTATAATTTCAATTTCTCCATTGGCAGTTTCTTTATAACAAACAGGACCTTCTTTTTGTAATTTCTTACTAACATTTACATAGCTATCATAAGAGTTACAGTAGATGGCTAATATCCCTAAATCTAAGTTATCTAAAATATTTACTTTTCCTGCTTCAAAAACAATTCTTTCAAATTCTTCTTTTGCACCTTTAGATAACCAACCAGGAGCAATTAAATTATCTCTATCTATTTTCAATTTTTTCTCTTGTTCTTGTCTAGCTTTTATTTTTTCTTTTCCTATTTTTCCTGAACTTATATCAATAATTTTTCTACTTCTTCCTGCCATATTTTTTCACCTCCAAAACTGAAAATTTCATTTCTGGCATTTTCTCCAGAAAAAAGAGGGGAAGCGGTATCAAAGCCAAAGACCAAAAACTTTTTTTGACTCCCCCTACTTGTAATAATTTTTTATAATATTAAATAAAACTTCTTTCATTTTATTTTTACTTTCTAAATTTTTATTATACTCTGAATGGATATAGCTATGTGTTTTATCACTTATCCATATTAGGTTATTAATGTCTAAGGCTTTATCTCTTGCCTCTTCTAACTCATCTATATGATGTGAGAGAGTACCTTTAACTATGTTATTATTTATAACCAGTTCATATAAATCTAAACCATTGGCTTTTAACTTACATAGTGCAGTCATACTCTTCCATGCTTTACTATGATAGAACTCAGCATTATCTTTATTCCTGAATTCTCTATCATATACCTTATGCCTTTCCTTTGTGCAGCTGCATACTTCATTTATTCCTATTTTCTTTCCACACTTGCCACATATCTTCATTAACATAATTAACCTCTTGAAATAAAAAAAGAGAACTTAAATAAGTTCTCCTAAAGATTTTTTATAAAGAAAAAGCCTAGACATCTCTTTGCCTAGACTTTTCATTATATATAGTATATCACATATAAAAGGGAATGAACAGGGAGGAAAACGGTAAAATTTTAAAAATCTTCTAAAATTTCTTTAGGAAATAAATATAAGGATAAACTATCAATTAACCTATTTCTATGAGTTCTAAATGTTTTTTCACTGATATTTAATTCATTACAAATTTCTTCAACAGAATAATTTTCAAAATATTTTAATTCTATTATTCTATAATACTTATCTTTTTTTATAAAATCTAAAGCATTTTCAGTCTTTAAAATTCTATTTTCATATATCAATATTTCTTCATTAATCCTATCTTTTATATCCTCTTTCTTTTCTATATCAGGTTTATAATCTACATAGCCAACAGGTTTAGTAGAATCAACATTTATTCTTTTTACTATGTCTATATGATTTAATTGTTCTCTTAAAGAATCTAACATCTTTTGAAAGTTTTTATAATTTTTTAAAATAACTTCCACTTTTCTATATGGAGGATTTATATTCTTTAAATCTCTGATTTTACTTTCTAACTTGTCATCTATGATTTTACATATTTCTTCTTTGTTCACTACTTAACTCCTTATTCTGAAATTTCCTCAACTTCTACTATTACACCTTTAAAAGCTTTCTGTAATGTCATTATGTTACATTTAACATATTTATAACCGTCATTTTGAATAACTCCACACTTTACTAACCCATCTTCTATTAGTTTGAATAAATATCCATGATTAGAAACATCTAGTGCACTATTGAAAGCCATTTTTATTAGCACAGGCTTCTCATAAGGCTTTCTAATCCCTGTAACACTTCTAACAAGTTGTCTTATATATTCTTTATCCTTAACTCTCACAGACCAATGGACACCAGCATATATTTTATTTAAACTCCATTTTTTACTATCTATTTCCAATGGTATTTTAAATATACTTTTCATCTTAACCAGCTACCTTTGTATAACCTAAGTCTTTTAATAATATTGATATTTTTTCAATACCTTTTTGAAATACAACAGTCTTAAAACTGATTTTAATTTCACTTGTTTTATAATCATTAAATTTTGTTTCAATAACTCTAAACCATCCATTATCTACATATTTTTGATAAGGTTGATTATTTGATTGCAAGATTTTATTTTCTCTTAAAATCTCAAATAAGTTATTTCTTCCAACTCCTTTAAAATTTAAAATCTTAGCTACTGTCTGCATATCACAAGTATTTTTACTATCAATTACATCATTATAAAACTCAACTTTTGGCTTATTTTCTTCTATCTTATTTTCTAAAATTCTAATTTTATCAGCATAGTTCTCAATCATTCTACTTTGAATTTGGTTTGCCCTTGCTAATATCATTTCAGGACTATTCCAAGCTTCTTCACATTTTATAAAATATATTCTTGCTTCTTTTCCTTTTTCTGTATTAGATACCATTGCAATTTCCTTAGCCATTGCTATTGTCATTAAGTGGTCATCAAATTCAGTTTCATTCCCCTGAGCTGTTACTCTTTTTTGAGTAATAGTTATAAAATCTTTATTTTCAATGAAATTATATTTTTCTATAATTCTGTTAATCCAATCATTGTATCTAGTACCTACTTCCAAAAACTTATGCAATTCTCTTCCACTTACTAATTGTTGATTATTCTTAATTTCTATTTTTATTAATTCGTTCATTTTATCACTTCCAGATTAGCATAGCGATTGAAAGAGCTTCTAAAACTATAACAAAACTTAAAAAAGTATTAAATTTTTTTATAACATTGTTTTTTTCTGTTTCTTCTCTATAACTTTTATGCCAAAATCTAGTACGATTTTTGAAATAGTCTATTTCTTCCTCATCATCTTTTTTTGTTTTCCCTGCTTCATTTGCTTGTGTTATGTAGAACATTCTTTCAGCCTCTAATCTTTTATTTCCAGTGTTTAAAATTTCAATTTCCTCTTTTAAACCATCAATCTCCTTAACATAAGCCTTGTTGTCTTGCTTCTTATGTCTTAGATTTTTAATTAAATTTAAAAGATATTCCTCACATTCTTCTTTGCTACTTAATTTAGCAGCATTAAAAGTAACTCCTGCTTCCTTGTTAGCTTTTGTTATAAATCCTCTGTAATAATCTCTCATTGTCATTTTTTTGTTTACCATTTTAAGCCTCCTCTATTATTTCACTTATTTTTTTAATTTCTCTTTCTTGATTTCCCAATAGTTTTTTATTATTAGCATAATTTATAACTGTTGAATTTAAGCCTTTTCCCATATTAGAATAATCAATTAAATTTATATTTGATGTCCCATTTACTGCATCGTGAACTCCAATATAATATTGTGTTACTGGATAATTATTCCTAGTGTATGCTTTATAAATTTTAGGAAATTCAAAAGTTAAAAATTTTTCTAACTCATCAGAAGACATTGAGCATAGATTTTGCCAACCATCTAAGGCATCTATAACTGCATGTATTCCTTTGTCTACAAATTCTATACTGCCATAGCTTCCATATCTGATAATAGTATTTTTTAGCATTTGTTTAGCCAAAACTATTATGTCATCTAATTCACTTTCTGTTGTGTGTGTTGCATACTGTATAATCTCTGCAACTTGTGGAAAATTCTTATATACTCTATTTCTAACCATAGAAATAAAAGCATTGTCTAATTGTTCAGCTGTTAAATTGCTTAATGCTAAACAGTAAATATTTGCTTTTTCTTTTGTCATATCTCCGACTGGAAAATAATCTAAAAATTTTTTAAAACTGATATTAAATTCTTCCTTAGTCATTTTTTACACCATACCTCCTGTTCATTTGCTCTATATAATCATCATCTACTAAAAATTTACTTATGTCCTTATTTTCAGCTATCTTATTGCTATAATTATTGCAAGTCTTAGACTGCTTGTATTTTGCTATCCATTCAGGCTCTAATCCTTGCCATTCTTTTTCCATAGCAATGTTAATAGCTTCATCTAAGCTAAACCAGTCTGGAAAATCTTTTAATATCTTTTTCATAGGAACTATGGTTTTAATGGGCTTTTTGATATTCTTACGATATTCAACATACTTAAATAAGAGTTCTTTATATTCATCATCTCTATCAAGATTATTTATAAACTCCTGGATTTCATTTTGCTTTTTTTCTTTTTTATATTTTTCTTTATTATTTTTATTTATATCTTTTTTTATATTAGTATCTTTATTTGTCGGATTTTTTTCCGAGTTATTTTCGGATTTTTTTCCGAATTTGCTCGGAGATTTTTCCGAATTACTATCAAAATTCGGATTTTTTTCCGAGTTATCTTCAATATTACTTTCTATAAAATTCCAGCTTTTACCTTTTTCTGTTAATCTTATTAGGTCCATTCCTTTATGTTTTATATATTCAATAATTCCTTTTTCTGCCAATACTTTTAAATTTCTATATACAGTATCAGCTTTTTCAAAAAACATTGGTAATTCTTTTAAGATTAAGTTTCTTGATACAAAATAATAAATCTTATCATCAATTATTTCTTCATTAGCCCAAGCATTAGCTTCGTATAATAATGCTACTAATATTCCTTGTGTTGCATTTATTCCCCATTCCATACATTTTTGATTATTTAATGTTGTTGAAAACCTCATCTTTTACCTCCTGTACTTTTATTGTTTCAATTAGCAATTACTATAAGATAGTAACTGTTGATTCAAATAATAAATTAGTTGGAAGTAGTAGGAAAAATATTAATATTTCTTTTATCATAAATATTTTTTAATTAGGAAATTTAGTAGGAAATATTAACGTAAAATAATGCATTAATTCTTTTAGAATATGTAAAATTTTTCTTTGTTTTTTATTGATATATATAGAAAAATTATTAGAATTTTTTTAGAATAT